TCAATGAAGAAATGCCAAACTTATTATCTTTTACGAGCATAACCTCGTATGGCATATCAATGGCGAAAGCCTCTGTCGTTTCATACAGGTCGCTCTCCTTGCCAATAGTCATCGTGTAGTCGCCCGTTCCCGTAATCCCAAACTTGATACCTAAGTTGAACAACTTGCCAAATCCAGACATAAGGTCTGCAAACGAAACGTTAATTTGTGCGCCACGAGCAAAAGAACCATCCATTACCGATGATGCGGGATTAGCCCAGTTCTTCAATATTTTGCCCGAAGTTAGCCTTGCATAGTATGGCCCGTAATTGTAAGCGTTTACTTTAGTTATCGTAATCGCACCCGTAGTTATATTCTGAAAGTTACCAACAGTTAAATTGCCTGCATCCCAAGGGAAGTAAACATCCATAATTCTTGTACCAGCAGGACCGCTTCCAGGATAATATATATCCCCAACAGCCATAGCCCTATTGCAATAGTTATCCTGCCACTCACCGTCAAAAGGATTTAGGCTCGTTATCAAAAAATATTCTTGAATACCCTCTCTTATGTTGGTTAAAGTCCTAAGTGGACTATATCCAAATGAAGGGTCGCACGGAAATAGATTTATGGTTCTGGTTATTTGATTGCCAAAGGCATCGTTATAACTAACATCGCAAGTTGGCGTTCCTATACCCGAATAAGTAACCGTTGGGTCTATTTGTATTGTCCAATGGTCGGGCTCAAAATATGTTGCTGAATTAGTTAGGTATCCATTTAAGTCCGAGACCGTAAAACTGTCATCATTTAGAAAGTATTTAGAGATATACTCATAAAGCTCCAAAATGCCAAACCACTTAAACGCCCCATCAACACCCTCGGGATTTAACGGGTTTTCATTAGGAGGCCACGGCCATCCCGTTCCACCTGCCGCATAGTTTGGGTTGAACAACAACTCTCCAATACCAGTTAGCGGAGTCCCGTTTAAGCTAACGTTTGAGTGAACAGGAACTTGAACATCATAATTCCTGCCTATCAGCGAAGAAAGAGAGTTGTCGGATAACGTACACTTCGCTATGCACCTGCTTATATCCAACTCTATGTCGGCAAGAAAGATTATGCCCTCAAAGATGAATCCTAAGCAATCCGTTTGCTCAATCCTTATCGGAATATCCAAACATCCCGTAGTGCCTTGAAAAAGGCTATAAATGATGTCATAGCCATCGCCCCAAAAGGAAAGGTCGCTAACAATGTTGCTAACTATGCCAGAGAACTGCTCATCACGCATAATCTTAACGGTAGCATCCGTTAAGCCCATAGGCTCATCGTTTATGGCAATATTGTTCACATAGACCTGAAAGCTCATCTTATTCTCCTCCTGTTAGTTATTTTGGTGTAGGAACTCTTTGAAACAATGGCATCGGCAATCTCATCGGGGTTCTTAATAGCAACAGCCCCATTCCTGCGTATGGCATCAACCAATTCAGCGTTCTGAAAAGCCAGTTCAAGTGAAGTCTGCTCCTTAGCCATTCGGTACGGCTCATCCATAGAACGATGGTAGGCAGGAGCAGTATATCCCTTCATAATATGCGAGGGCAGAGAGTCCTCACGAATAGCCTTCAACACATCCTTGTACTTGGCCGTTTCCTCACGAGTCATCACCGATTCACCCTCTAAAAGCTTGGCATAGAACTCCCCACTTTTCAGCCCCCTATTAGCCTTTTTGTTGTCGTTCTTCTTAATGTCTAAACCGCCCTCGTGGAACTCAGGAAGTGGGGCAGAGTTAATAGCCGAAAGCTGAGTTGCACCAACGGCAACGACACCTGCGGCTAATATCGTTGCAGTAATAGCATCGAAGTCGGTGTATAGCTTCACGATAGCTTGGGCAGTGTTGATTAGAACACCGAACCTTGCGGCATCCCTGTCAAGCTTAGCCATCTCCTCTTTATTCTTTTTCGTTTCCTCGTTGTACTCATTCTCGCGGATAAGACCTGCCTCGAGCTTTTTGTCTAATAGTGCCTGCTCTTTTTCGATGGCGTTCTTGGCTATCTCGGTGCGGGCATCATAGTAGTCTTGAAATAGGTCGATAGCTACGTTGAGTGCCTTTTTCAGCTTTTCGAGTTCGTCTGAACTCAAACCTAAAAAGTCGCTTTCTTTATCGCCTTCCCTCAATTTTTGCAGTGCTTTATCTCTGGCTATTATCAACTGAGAAATTTCTTTTTCAAGCTCTTCCGTTGCCTTTTTAACCTTCTCTACTTGTGCTTGGTCGGCTATACCTGCTAATATGTTCGGCTCTGCAAGCATAGGGCTCGTAGTAGTTGCAGTTTGGGTTATATCAAACTGAGTAAACCCGCCTGAGCTAAGTACGTTTTTCTGAAATTTATCCCTTAACTCTTGTATTGCCTTATCATATTTTTTAATAATCTCATCGGCTTGTTTGCTGACCTCATCCATAAATGGCTCTTCCTGCAACTGCCTTACTTCAGCCATAAAATCTTTCACCTCATTAGCTAAGCCCTGATACATCTTTTTGATTTCAGCATTAGTATCGGCAGTTATCTTCTTAACTAATTCCGAGTTCTCTTTTGCTTTTAGTATTTCTATCGCCTGATTTTTCCTTAGCAACTCTTCTCTAAGCTTGTATTCTTCAATAGAGCCCTCTTTAACTAACAAAAGCCGTTGTTGTATAATCATTTTTTGCAGCTCAAGGTTATCTATCATAAGCTGCTCTTCGTGTTGCCTTAACTCAATTTGTTGCTGCAAAACCTCGGACTCTTTTTTAGCCATTGCTATTGCAGTTTCGCCAGCACCACTGGCCTTTAGTAGGGCTACCTTTTCTTCCGCCTCTGATAATTTTATTTTCAATGAAACTAATGTTTCAGTGGTTTTGATTTCAAATTCAGCTTTTTCGTTAATCACTTTAATAGCATCTTCCTCAGCCATTATCTTAGCCTTCAAAAGAAGTATTTCTTGTTCAAGGAATTTAATTCTTGGGCTTTCTTTATCTTCATCTCCCGTTGGCGCACCCTCAGAACTAATCATCACGCCTAAATCCCTTAATAGTTGCTCTGCTATGGAAAGCTCGACTTTACTTATGTCCCGATACCCCCTTTTGGTTATGTCAAATCCAGCCATAGTCTCTGGTCTTTGTAACTGAGGTGCAACTTGGGGGGAAGTAATTGCATATCGGTCAAGAAAATCTGCACCTTCAGGAGTTTTTGATATAAGCTCAAGATACGTTTTGTAAGCCTTTATCTCTTTTTCAAGATTGTTGTACCTCTCTTGCTGCTCTTCTTTAGTTAGTTTAGAGAGTGCTAAATTCTTTTCCTGAACCTTGGTTTGAATATAATTCGCCTCCTCCAATTTAAGATTTGCTTCTACTTCTGCTTTCAGTTGGATAAACTCCGCGGAAGGACCTCCAGAGAAACCCAATAGTTTTTCAAAAAAACTTAGTCTCTTTGAACTCATCAGCGCAGTCATCTTGTTAAGCATATTTTCGAGCGCACTTGTGGCATTTTTAATTGGCGCAGTATCTAAAAGAGATGCCTTGAACGCTGTATAAGCTTGACTAAGGCGATTTAATCGAGCCGACAAAGAGCTCTTCTTCCCTTCAAGTGCAGGCCCGAACTCTTCTTCCAAGACCCTAATAAACTCTGGTAATACCTCCGCGCTTAATATCTTCCCCTCCTTTTGAAGCTTACGGAAATCTTCAAAATTTTGGACAAGCTCTGGGTGTAGATTTTTGTAAGCCTTAAACATAAGCATAGCCGCACCAGGTAAAGACTCGCCCATCTGCCTATTCAACTCCTCCGCAGAAACAACGCCCTTAGACATCATCTGCTGAAGGGCATAGAAAGACCTCTGAACCTGAAGAGAGCTTGAGCCAGCAGCCCTTAATGATGACGCAAAGCTTATAAACATTTTTTCGACTTGAGTAGTAGTATATCCAGCTTGTTGTGCGGCAATACTAAATGAAGTCGCTTGCTCTAATGTTTCTTCATATTCAAGTCCAAGTTCTTTTATACTCGATGAAAGCCTTATGAAGGCGGCGTTTCCAGCACCAGTGCCGCCATATATGAAACCTAACCTTGACTCAAGTAACTCGAGCTTTGCGAGAAGTTTAATAACCTCTTCACCGAAGCTTACAATAGAGCCAACTGCAAATGCAGCAGACACATACCCCCTTAAAGCCAATAATGGCTTCATCATTGACTCAGTTGAGCTTTGAGATGCTTTTACCCTTTCTGCCTCTGCTTTTTGAGTAGCAACAACCCTTCTCCTTTCCTCTCTTTCAGTTTCCCTGGTCAGCCTTTTCTGCTCTGCCTCCCTTTGCTTTGAAGAACGAGCCTCGGAAGCCGCCCTTTCTCTTGCTGCCCTTTCTGCGGTTTGAACAGATTGCCGAGCTTTTTTAGCCTCTTCTTTTTCCTGCCTGCTAAGCTCTTTCTCCCACCATTTAACATATTCTGCATCAGCCTTTTTCTTGGCCTCTGCCTCTCGCTGCTTAGCCTTTACCCTTTCCTCCCCAAGCTTTAACCTGCGCTTTTGAGATTCGGCAGCAGCCCTGTCCATCTCTGCAAGATGAGCTAACCATAGCCTTTTGGTTTCTTGGTCGTACTTTTCTACATCCTTAGCAGTTTTTCGCCTTCTATTTACATCGTCATTGGCAAACTTCTGCCTGCGGGCATCAACATTTTTTTCATATTCAAGGACATTGGAAAAGAGCTGTTTTATTATAGACTCAGTTTCCTTAGCCCAATTTTTGTAGTTAGACCTTGGCGGCGGCGTGTTGGCAGCCTTTTTTAATGAATTTGCGGCAGTTTCAGCAGATTTAGATGCACCATCAGATGCCTTTTTAATATCTTCAAGTGCCTTTTTTGTCGTAGATTGAGATGTCGCCTTAGACATATCCTCTAAGGCCATCTTGGTAGCGAAAACAGAGCGACTGAGCGTTTCGTTTATCTTAACAAGCTCATTGAGTTTTGTTTTTAAGTTCTCAACGTTTGCCGTGTACTCGATTTGTATTTTTGCCATGCTTTTCTATCGACTCAAGCTCTCGCTTTCGCCTTTCTTGGTTAAACTCAAGCAAAGTTAGAGCTTTTTCAATAGAAGATTTTGCGTAGGCATTATACATATCTATATTGCCATCAGAGCAGTATATTATTAACTCCCTAAATTGTTTATCTTGGTCGTAAAGCTGCCTACCGAGGGAAAGTATTCCACCGTCTTGTTTAGGGCTTTGAGGCGGGCTTGCGCCATCTCCCAATATATTTCCCAGTCTTTTTCGAAAGAGCTGAAATTGGGAAAGAACTGATTCAACCCGCCTAAAACGAAAAAATCATACAGCCCCTTCCCCTTGTAGTTCTTTCTAAACGTTTCAATCTTCTTCTGCTCAAATTCAGCATCCCAAACGCCAGGGTCTTGGTCCTCCCTAATGAGCATACACCCAGATAACTCCATCATAATCTCGGGGTGGAGAAGAAGCTTCTTGCGCTCTTTCATCTCGCCTATTAAAAATCCGATTTTTGATAGACCTTTTAGCTTCTCCCCACTTGTCGACTCGAATAGCGCACTCTCCATAGCTTCTAAAAACTTGTCCAGCTCACTCTCACTCACCATCCTCTGCAACTGCAAAACGAAGTCTTGCGCCCTGCCAAGCCTCTCAACGGGCATCTCAAAAAGGGTTTCGTAGACGTAGTATCTATGCCCCTCACAAGTGAAGGCATACTTCAGCCCTTGATTCTTCTTTGGTTTGTAAGTAGAATCCCAAACGAGTTGATTAAACTCCTTCGGAAACCACTTGTAGAGCAGTTCTGCTATCATGATAACTTTATGAAAATGAAGTTCAAAGGTATGCACATTATACACACAATCGACATTTCCACAAAGTTAAATTCAAAGTAGGGTAGTAGGGCGGTCAGAGCGTAATAGACTACGCCCCAAATGGAAGCCATGCATCCAACGCAGTTGTATAGAGGCTTACTCCAAATGCTACATTCGGGGATTAGCCTTGCTAAAAATGCCCTGAATCTGTTTAAAATCATCCCATCTTCCATTGAAATATGGGTGGCTACAATGAGTAGGCTAACTACTATGGCTCGTTCAATCAGCATAAAATAGTGTAAAGGATACGCAATCAACGTCATCGCCCGTTCCAGGTTGTCCAAACTCCAAGTCGTCATCAACGTTGCAGGTTTCATCAGCATGAACAGTAACCTCGTAGGTTCTGTTCGGTGAGAATGTATATTGGTCAATAGCAATCGTCAACTCACCTAAGCCACTCGAAGTAACCGTTTGTTGGGTGTAGCGATTAAGCGTAAGGTCAAGAATCCGAACAAGATAGTCAGTAGCAGGGGTGAGCCCCTCAGCAACAGTTATCTCAGCACAACAAATGTCGTAAGAGCCTATGGAAGGGCAGTTGGTACACTCAATACAGCTCATAGGGAATGTGTTTATATCCGCTTTTTTTCAGGTGGTAAATATACCACTCCCCTAAGAATGTGTGGAAGGCATATCGGACACAATCTCCGTGGTCGGCTAACTGAGTTATGATATTTCTGTTTCTTTTTACTATCGTGCCCATAGCATCGCATTTGAGCATCCTCAAATCCCTCGAAGTGTTTGGGCAGCTCTTAGGGTTCACCTTGAAGTCAGGATAGTGCCTTAGAATGTAGTTGCACTCGGCACGGGAGTTCTCGTGCTTAGGGTTGTCCTGAACACGGATTTGCTTCCCCGATAGCTTAAGCCCACGAGCTAACTGCTCATAGTAGTTAGCATTATCCCTCTGAGATAAATCGCCCCTCTTGCCCATAGCATCGCCCGTTATCTGACACATCGGAAGGTATGGCTCATACCTCTCCTTAATTGTATCTATCATCTTTGGTATAGAGCCGTCAGGAACGGAGAACTCATCGACTATATGAAAGTGTTCGCCATTGTCATCCTTCCACTTGTGAGCAACGATACCAGCAAACGGCTGTAAGTTGAAGTCGAAGGCAAATAAAATCGGCAGGTTCGGGTTGAAAAACGTTCCCTTGTCCTCGTGTTCTTTTGGCTCAAATGCCGTAAAGAATGGATTTTCAGGCTTCTCCTGAACCTCCCAGTCGCCCTCAACGAAGCGCAGGTACTCGTATTCAGGCATATTGGCCTTCAGTGAGTTTAAGTAGTCCTCGGGAATGTGCGGGTTATCCGTAATCTTTGACGGAATGTATGCCCATGTTTCAGGGAGAGTACCCTTCATCCATTGGTCGTAAACCTTCTCCTTCACCCAATTATTCGCAGGGTTGCACGTTCCCAATACTACAATAGGAGGTCGGCCTTCAGCGTTGTTCCATGAGCCAGAGCGTTCAAGCATCTTGTAGAGGGTGGCCTCCTGACACTCGTTAATCTCATCAATGCCACCTCCGTTTATCTCCAATCCCTTAAACCTGTCTAAGTCTTTGTCGGTGTCGTAGTTCTCACCCATAAAGATGAGTTCAGAGCCATTGGTGAAGGTTATCACAAGGGAAGCCTTGTCGTAAGAAGATATATAGTGCCTAAGACCCTCTGCTAATAACGTATTGAACGTAACCATCGTGGTTCGCTCTAATGTTGGCCTCGAAGCACGGACTATGCACCAGCGAGATTTTGGGTATTTAGAGCAGAGTGATATGAATGTGAGCAAAAGCCAGTAAGTCTTGCCTCCCCTAATCGCCCCCCCAAATAAAATAAACTGCTTCTCCCCACTTAAAGCCAATTTATAGGCTAACGTCTGCTTTGCCGTTAGTTTCATTGACTTCTTGGTTTATAACTTGTTCATAACTATTCCTCATGGTTTCTACCTCACCCTTTTCTGGCTCTGTCAGCTCTAAAACAAAGGGTTTATTATCCGCTTCTATCACCTGATTTTGAGGCTTACCATACAAATAGGCTAAAATTAGCTCAATAGCCCTCATATTACCCTGAATACCCATAGTTATTAGTCGAGCTACCAAGCCTTCGGCACGAGTTACCCCGTTAATCTTCTTAGATAACTCGGCCTCAATCATTTTCCTTAGGTCTTTTTTCTTTAAGTCGTCAACCAATAAAACGTGCTTAGGGTCTATGCCTTTAGTAAACCTTGTGTTTACGCTAACTTCCCGAATGTTTGGGTTGCCTCGCGTTTCTTTCTTTGGCTCTTTAGATTCCATCGGGACAAAGTTAAGTAGCAGAGTCTTAAAATCGGCTAAATTTGAGTAGCGTATATTTGTGGCACTATTAACACCATAAAATGAACATAACCCGACACTCAGTTAACGTACATACCGTTGACTTAGAGGGTAGAGAGGCGGAGTTTTTACTGATAAGCGACCTTCATTGGGACAATCCTCATTGCGACAGGATATTACTCAAAAAACACCTCGACGAGGCAGTAGAACGTGGGGCGGGGATTATCGTAAATGGGGACTTTTTTTGTTTGATGCAGGGGCGTGGAGACCCGCGCAGGAACAAAAACGAGATAAGACCTGAGCATAATGTGGGCAACTACCTTCAGGCGGTTGTCAATAGTGCTGTCGAATGGTTTAAGCCATACGCTCATCATATCATCCTTATAGGCTATGGAAACCATGAAACGGGTGTAATAAAAAATGTAGAGTTCGATGCCTTACAGATGTTTGTAACCCTGCTTAACCACGAATGTAAGACTAACGTTCAGGTTGGTGGATATGGCGGCGCGATACTGTTTGGATTCCGTAACGCCATAGCTGCGAAGCACTACAACCGTTTCGCTATGTACTATTACCACGGCTCAGGCGGAGGCGGGTCAGTAACGAAAGGAGTTATCCAAGACCAGCGTATTATGGCGATGGTTGAAGGCTACGACTGCACATGGCAAGGCCACGTCCACGAGTTGTATCACCATATTAACATGGTTACATACCTAAACAGGAGGGACTATATGATTAAACAACGGCCTCTACACCAAATACGCACTGCAACATACAAAGAAGAGTATGCAGGCGGAGTGGGTGGCTTCCACGTCGAGAGGGGCAGACCTCCGAAACCGCTCGGCGGTTACTGGATGAAGTTGAAATACCATAAGATGAGGGTGGATGGCTCTGATGTTCGTGTTATAGATGCTTGGTTTACAACGACAAGCACGCGATAGGACTCACAAAACAAGGGCAAATGTTGTTTATTTTTGTAACAAAATCAGGGCAATATGCGAAACATCAAATACATAGTCGTTCACTGCACCGCAACGCCTCAGGCGGCTTCCGTTGAGGCTATTGTTAAGTATTGGAAAGAGCAATTAAAATGGAAATCGCCTGGCTATCATAAAATAGTAAAACCAAATGGAGAGGTTATCACATTGGCTTCGGATGAAACGGTATGTAACGGTGTCGCTGGGCATAATTCTGTTTCACTTCATGTTAGTTATATCGGAGGTGTCGATTCGAGGCTTAATCCACTCGATAATAGAACGGGCGGTCAGAAGGAAGCCCTCCTCCAAGTGCTTTATAGCTGGAAAAAAAAGTACCCCACAGCAATAATCCAAGGGCATAGAGATTTTTCGGGGGTGAATAAAGCCTGCCCATCGTTTGATGCTAAAAAAGAATACGCCAGTGTCGGTTAAAGATGCGTGCTATCGCAAGGTTAAGGCCTCGTACAAAGTTTTCCCATCAGCAAGGGCATCTCAGGCTATTGCTAAATGCAGAAAAGAAAGCGGTTCAGTGAGAAAGGGCGAGGCAGGTGCTTCGTTGAAGCGGTGGGAGGCAGAGAAATGGGTGGACACACGCACAGGAAAGCCCTGCGGAGCAGGAGGGAAGAATGAATATTGCCGACCAACAAAAAAGGTGTCCAAAGACACCCCAAAAACAGCAGGAGAGATAGGAAAGAAGAAGCTGGCGGCCAAAAAAAGGGAGAAGGCTAAGGTTGGTATGGGTAAGAGGGTAAAACCCGCTTAAACTACTCGGTTTTCTCAATCTCCCCCTTCAACTTCTCAACATATACAGCCGCATCCATCAACTCCTCCTGCAAATGCTGAAGCCACTGCATCAGCGTCAGGTCATCGCGCTCCATCGTAGTGCCGTACTTCTCCCTGCCCTTTTCCGCTCTTGTCCTAAGTTGGGAAACAACGGCTTCGGTTATTTTGTCGGTCATTAAGACTTCGACTTAGCGTAAATAGACCATACGATAGCAATAGAGGCTAATACCGAGCCAGTTAGTTCCTGTACCTGGTCGTCAGAAGCCCACCCCTTAGTAGCTAAAACAGCACCGAAGGCAGAGAAA